CTTTTCTCTTACTTGTGATACAAGTCAAGTTGAGTTATCAGAATTAGAAACCATGTTAAAAGCAAGTGGTAAATATTCTGGTGTTGGTAGCTATAGACCTGAGAAGGGTGGAAATGCGGGTAAATTTGAGGTTACAGCATTTGAATGTGAAGAGATAGCGTTGATGTAGTAATCTAGGCATCCTCGGTGTAAGTCCTAGATTATCCTTATCTTAGTTTCGTTGCAGTTTCCTATTTTGGCCTTGCTTGACTTAATTTACAAGTTCGGCTGTACTATAACAGCCACAAGTTTCTACTAGGCTTCTTTATGTGTAAGTCCTAGATTGGGTTATTATAATTTGCCTTTCATTGGGTTGTATTCCCTTAGATTAATGTGTCTTTTAATCCCCTCACTTAACTTTTAAGTCTGCCTGTACTTAACAGGCTACATATTATTTTTTATCTTTAATCATGCAAGATTTACCAATTCTATCAATCGACTATCAGAAAATCCGTAAAGGTGATGTATTTTCTGAAGAGCAAGTCCTTCATCACTACAAATATTTTTTATTAGGTGAAGAAGAGTATCATAAACGTCTTGAAAGATATAACAAAAAAGAAGTTACTTATCATCCTGATGAATATGCTTTTAGAGATGTTTATAGGGATATAGAAAAGAACTGTAGAGAGCTTGGTTATCCTGTTGTAGCAAAAACTAAAAAGAAAAAAATCTATATTCTTGATGATAAACAAGCAGTTGACTATTTATCAAATAGGGCTGAACTACATATAGATAATTTTAAAAGAAAAGTGCAGAGACTTCATGTTGATATAGATGAGGAAAAACTATCTGACTATGATAGAAAACAACTTGAACATAAGAAAAATTATTACACCTTAATTCAAGGTCATATCGCACAAGGTCAAAAGTCCTTAAAAGAAATGCGTAAAAGAAAACAAATAGGTGGTAGTTAAATAAGATTTCGGTATGTTATTTTTATGACTACTGAAGAAAAAATCAAACAAGCTAAGAAAAGAATAGCAGAATTAGAAATATTGATTAAATCATGGCAAAACAACACTAAAACTAGATAATTCCTAGTTTTTTAGCTAAAATGTACCTAAATTATCTTTATCTATGCCTTTAACATTTAAAAGCAGACAAATTGATAAGGTTGTGTCTATTGATGATGTAGGCCAACTAAGTAATCCAGAAATTTTATTGCTTAAGGATGAACTTATGACAGCAATAAATAATATGGAAGATTCAATAAAAAAATTTAAACAAGAACAGCAAGACTTGTATGACCAAGAATGGCATCAAAAAGTAAGAAGAAAACAACAAGTTTGCAAGGCCTTTTTATCGCAACTTATTAATTTAGATTATGACGAAAGTTTATTTAGATCTATTTACGATAAACACTTTTCAAGAATGATTTTAGAATATATAGATCAACAACAATATAGAAGTATTAACGACAAAGCAAGATCGTTAGCAATTCAAGAATTAGAAAAGATTAAACCATGAAAAGACAAGAAACTAAATCAGGAAAAAAACTACAAAAATTAAAAGAATTAAGACTAAAAAAATTAGAAGAAGAATTAGATAAAGCAATAAGAGGTTACGATCATTTATTGCACTACAGAAACGACTCAACTGTATCAGTTAAAGATGATAGAGTTGATGAGACTATAAGAACTTTAGTTATGAAACATAATTATCAAGTTCAACAAGTCTCAAAAATGCTTGTAAGAGATTTTACAGATAAAGAAAGATTAGAGGTAGAAAATGAAAGATACTAATTTTAAAGATAAAGAAATTTTAGCAATGCGTTCTAATGAAGAAGGTGTTACTAGAGCAGATAAAGATGCAAAAACTAAAAAGTATAATTTGTTAGTTAGAGGAATAGGTAATGCACCAATGAAGTTATCAACTTATGCAGAAAATAAGGAAAAGGCAATAAAGTATGCTCAAGCAAGATGGGGAGATTGTATTATTAAGGTCGATGATTAATATTTTTGAATGGAAAAAGAAAAACAGACCTTACAAAAAGGTGAAATTGTATGTTGCGGAAATCATATTTTTAGAGTTATAAATGGGGAACGACATTGGATAAGTGAACCACCAAAAGATTGGGAAACTATTGACGGAAGAGTTTGGAATAGTTAATGCCATCTCTTAGGTATCATGCAGGGCGAATGGTCTTGTATGAGGAGAAACCAAAAACATGGCGAGTAAAAATAAAAACACCAAAAGGCAAACTTGATTTACCTTTAGAAAGTAATTATTTAGAACCCGCTATTTTAGAAGCGGAATATTTATATGCAGACGCAAAGTGCATGAGTCGGGATCATCCGTTATGCGTTGATTGTATTCATCATTTAGTTGTAAAAGCTGAATGTGGTTTAGGTATGCCAGAGGGGAAAGCTAGTGGAGGTATATGGGCTAAGGATTGTGCCTATTTTTGGGAAAGAAAGACTTAGAGTTTATTTTATCTATATGCTCTCCTGCTTGATTAATAATTTTTACTAATCTAAAATTTTCTTTTGCAAATGCACTTATAAGATCTGGAATTTCATCAGGTTCTAAGCATTCAAGTATATGTCTTAAAAATACTTCTACTTTTATTTCTTCTTCTAGTGTTACGTCAGCCATTACCCATTTTTCTATTTTTTTACGTTTTTGAGCTTGTTTTGTAAACCAATCAGACCAAGGCATAATAATATCCATAACAAGTCCTTTATTTTTAAATTAACGTACTAGATATATAAGGCAATGAAGATATACTGTTTATAGTTACATTTATCAAATGGAATTACAAACAAGAGGTTATGGATCTTCTAAAAAGAAGAAAACAAAAAAGAAGAAAGTAAAGTTGGGAAAGTAACTACTGGAACAATAGATTTACCTACCTATTAGGAAAAAGATTGCGTTCCAAAAGATCAACAAGACCATCATCAACAGTATTATCTGTCTTCTTAACCATTGCTCGCAATATATCAATTGCGAGTTTTTTTATGGCTGAACCCCTAAGAAATGCAAAGACGATTGGCCTTATAACTTTTAACATAGTTTTGTTATAACTAATTTAATAGTAGCTAAACCTTTTATGGCTTTGCATATATCCATCCATTACATAAATATTTAGACACTTTAGGTCTATAACCTCTATGAACATAAGTCCATGTAGCTGGAAATAAAATTAAATTACCAGAAATAGGTTGTAGTCGTGTTCCATCTAAAAATTCTGTATAACCATCATCTTGAATTTTTATTGTATTTAAGTACCACATAAAGACTATTACTCTTGATCCTTGTCTTGTCATACACCAATCATTATGCCAACTGTAAAAACCATTTGGCTCGTATTTTTGAATTTTATAACCTGTATCTTGCATTTGATATGTTGAATTTGGACAAAGATTTTTGTTTATTTTTGATATATGCCCTGTATATTTTTTTAATCCTATTTGTAATGCTTCAAAAAAAATCTTATCTTCTTCAATCCAATTAGAACTTGTAGTAACTCCAAAATCAGTAGTATCTTTGACAGTTTTATCTACTTTTGGATTTTCTCCTGATATACGACCTGGTTGTTTATTTGGTTCTGCTTCAAATTTATCTATAACGTGTTTGCAAAATACTTTTGATAAAGAATTTTCTATTGTATAAATTAAATCCTTATGCACTAATTATCGTCTTGGCTTAATTTCTGCTACTTTAACTTCTACTTCTTTTAAACGATGAAATACTTCTCTCATGTCATCGTGCATAACTTCTATCTTGTCTGTAAGTAATTCTATAGCTGTCGTATTTCGCACGAGATCATCTCTTGATTGTCTACCTCTATATGACATTGAGCCAACAGAGACAAAACAAGCTGTAAGACAAGCCCCACCTAATGCTGCAATAACCTCTACCACTTTACGAGTCCTCTATATATGTCTATTATGACAGAAAAAGCCTATGACAACAGAAACCCAAAAAGAATCACAACAAAAGAATAAACAAATAGACGATGACAAGCCTGACTATCAGGAAAAAATTATGTTTTTAGTAAGCACTACAGCACAAGGAGCTATACTTGCTTGGTGTTTAATAGTCTTATCGCTTGGATATATAAAATTACCTAATAAACTTTTTGGTTTAGATATACCAGACCAACCTCGTGTGGATTCGACTTTTGCTGCTGGTCTCTTGGGCAACATCCTAGCGGGATGGGGTGTTTCTGTCGGTGCTGCTAGTGGAGCAAAGAAAAAAAAGAAAGAAGATGAAGCGTCCGCAGCATATAATACAAACGCTAGTGGACAACAGACTATAATAATAAGACAGCCAATAGAACTAATTACAAGTAAACCAGAAGTAATTAAGGAGATTAAAAAATGAAAAAACTACTTCCATTATTGCTATTAGTTGCAAGTCCTAGTTATGCCGACATCACGCAAAAATTTGTGACATCAGCCCAAATTTCAATTGATATGCCGTTCGTAACTACCCAGAAATTGGGGACTACATACAGTCTTAGCGGGTCAAATATCACCCCTTCAGTAACGTCTGGTGGCTCAAGTACTTCTGGTGCTATCGGAGGATTGAATGTAGGAAGTTTGACCGCAGGTGTTCCAGCTTTGATTCAAACTGATAAAGCTATTACGACAGCAGGCTCGGCCTTCTCGTTGACGGAAACCGTCACTATTGGAGATTCTCAACCTAGTGCAATTACTCCGTCATCAGGGATAGCAAGCTTACCTCATTTATCTGGAGTGACGACAGTTGGAAGCGGAGGGACTCAAGGTAGTGGAGCAATGACGAGTTTGAGTAGTGGGGTCACCACATGCTCAGGTACATTTGGATCAGGTTCTAGCTGTACAGCGTCCACGACAGTTTCTATCCAAATTGACTAGAGTTTGGCTGCTATTTTTTATATTATTTCCTGTTAAAACCCTTGCAAATCCAGTAGTCCCAACCTTCAGAACAGGTAGTTCCTCGACAAACAGTACTTCTCAATCAGTCATAACGGAATCTATTACCAGCTATCAGTATAGGACAGGGTATTCAGTTGGTGTTAGTGGCACTAACATTGAAAGTGCTGATGTAAATGGATATATTAATGCAATACCAACAGCAGAAGCCACACAAACAGTAAATGGAATTAATTTTTCTTATACAAGTCCTACCTTGGAGGGTATGCCTAGATGGAAGATCGTAAACGAGTCTCAGCCATTCAGTTTGGTAGAGACAGTAATGACACCAGGCATCGACACCATTACCCAAATAAATCGCACTATAAATACAACCACAACAACAACCGTAGAAACTACATTTGGGCAATAGCTCTAATCCTTTGCCCTGTAAGGGTTTTGGCTAATACTACAGTTGCCTCGCCCTCTAGTAATGCACAAGGAACAGTAAACAATAATGCGACTATGATTGCTCCGCAAAGCACTCCACAATTTAGGATGTCACAAGGTATTGTTTGTAGTTCTCCAAGTCTTACGATTACTCCTTATGTGACAGATGCGTGGTCATTTAATAGACCAAAAGAAACTGTAACTAGACAAAATATTTATGACGAGGATACTGGTGCTATTAAATATGTGCAAGAGACACCAAGATTTGAAAAAGATAATTATAACTTGAACTATGGAATCTCAGCACAAATCAGTATTCCGTTAGGTAAAGCACCTGACTTATGTTTAAAAGCAACAGAAATGAATATAAAAAATCAAGAGTTGTTATATAAGAAAACTTCGCTTGAGCTTGCACTCTTTAGACTTAAGGTATGCTCTGAGCAGGCTAAACTAGGTGTAACTTTTACTGGAAAATACGCAGAGATTTGTGAAGGGATAAAAGTAACAGTACCACCAAATCAA